CGGACTGGTCGCAGGAAAGGAAATGCTCCTTGCTGCGTGCAACGGCAAGATTTGGAGCATGTACAACGCAGACACCGACCAAATTGTCTGTACACAGCTGACGTCCAACCTCGAGATGGACGGGAGAGTCGTGTTCTTCCCGTTTGACGGGAAGGTGTACATCCTGACCGGACACGAATATCTGGTATACGACGGAGAAGAGATCAGAGTCGTTTCCGGATACCGGCCTGTGGTGGCAGACGCGATCAGCCCCAAGCTGGACGATGACGGGAATACGGCCTCCGGCTGGCTGACAGGCGGACTTGTAAACAAGCTCAATGGTATGCGCAGGGTGTACATCTCCCCGGACACAGTAACGGGAGATCAGGTTTTCCCATTGCCGGAAGGCATGATCTTAAGCCTCGACTGGGTCAAGGACCGGGCGACGGAGGAAACGGCGTACATCGAATGGACGGCGGGCGTGACGTCCTACACCATCACGCTGGGCGAGGATTCCTACACCGTCAGCATTGACACTGACAAGGGCTGGGTGACGTTCACACCGGCCCTGCCAAAGGGTGAGAACACCTACGAAATCGCATACACGGTTGTGAATACCCTGAGAGATCAGGTGGTCCACAACAGGTTTGCAGAAATCTTCAGCGGACCAACAGACAATATGGTCTGGATTTACGGAGACGGGACGAACCGCGCCCTGTACAGCGGCATGGACGATGACGGCCTGCCCTGCGCGGAGTATTTCCCGGATCAGTACGAGGTTCACGTCGGAGACAGCAACACTCCGATTACGTCCATGGTGAGGCACTACGGAGACCTTGTGTGCTACAAGACTGATTCGACATGGGCGCTGACTCAGACGGTCATGGAGCTGGCTACGCAGATTCAGACGATTCAGGTCAACTGCACGCCTGTCAACAGAGACAAGGGCAATGTCGCCCCGGGGCAGGTCCGGCTGGTGGACAACAACCCGGTCACCGCATCCGGGCATGAGCTGTATCAATGGATCAACAGCAGCTACTACACCTCGAACCTCAGCCGGGATGAACGGCAGGCACAGCGCCTCAGCGACAGAATTCAGAGCAGCATCAAAGACTTTGACCTGAGCGAAGCCGTCATGTGGGACGACAACGACAATCAGGAATTCTACCTGTGCTGGAACGGGATTGCGCTTGTCTGGAACTACGCGACGGATACCTGGTACAGATACGAGAACTTTGACGTGACGGTGATGTGCAGTTTCCATGGCGAAGTCGTCTTCGGAACGTCGAAAGGCCTGGTTACCAGAGTGACGCCGGAGGCGAACACGGACATGGGAGAGCCGATCCATGCCGAGTGGGTAAGCGGAGCTTTGGACTTTAATGCAGCCAATATGCGGAAATACTCCTCCGCGCTGTGGGTCGGGCTGAAGCCGGCGGACGGGACCAGCGTAAACGTATGTGTGCAGACAGACCGGAAAAACACGTTCAAGGACAAAGTTGTTAGCTCGGACAAAGCCAAGGTCGCGGGAGAGTCTTTCATGGTCAAGACAAAGATCAAAGCGAAGAAGTTTGTCTTCTACCGGCTCATGCTGGAAGTGGATGACTATCAGCCGGCCGTGACGGTAACGGACATTGAAATACGCGTACGCCAGACAGGCTACGCCAAGTGAGGTGAACAACATGGCATCTTTGGAAGAAACCTTTGCCCAGCGGCAGAACGAATCAGCAAGCCAGATCAACAATCTGTACGATAACCAGAACAAGGCGCAGGCAGCAGGGCTGAAAGCTGAGTATGACAAGAACATGTCCAACGCGCAGGCGGCGGCGAACCAGATCGCCCCGCAGTATCAGAATCAGGCGAACACGCTGGCACACGGCTACGAGGTGAACCGAAGAAACGCGAACCTCAACGCGATGGTCAGCGGACTCGGCAGCGGCACGGCTCAGCAGCAGCAGAACGCTTTGCAGAACCAGTACCTGGCGAACTACGGAGCGCTCAGAGGTCAGGAGGCCGGGGCAGTGAATGAAGCCAATCAGAAGATGGCAGACCTCACAACGGCTTACAACAACGCACTGGTTCAGGCGCAGGCCGAAAACAACGCAAAGCGGGACCAGGAGCTTGTCAAGGCCTACAACACGAACCGCGAGTGGTACGAGACGCAGGCGCAGAACATGGCGCAGAACTACGGCCAGTTCAGGAGCATGAAGGATATCTATGGGCAGGCTCAGGCGGATCAGATGCGGAACGTCTGGATCGCGCAGAACCCGGAGGTCGCTTTCCGCAGCGGTATGATCTCGGCGGACGAGTACAGAAACCTGACGAACAAGGCCCCGACTTTGGGCTACCAGTCCATCTACGACTGAGGTGTGAAACATGGCTGAAGAAACGAAACCGAGCATCGCGCTTGAAACGCCGACCCCGACCATTACAGCCTCGGATATGCGGACAACCGGTGCGGACGCAAACCAGTTCAAGCAGGCCTTCGAGGCAAGGCAGCAGGCGGCACAGAACAACATCAACACCACGCTCGAAAAGTCTTTCGATGCGCAGAAGCAGGGGCTTCAGAACGCGTATGACCAGAACATGGCGAGCCAGACTCAGGCCGCGAACGCAGGTCAGGCGGCTTATGACGCAGCAAAGCAGAACGTCTATACGCAGGCGGCAATCACCGGAAACGACATGAACCGCTGGGCCGACAGGCGTGGGCTATCCTATCAGCCGGGGAGTCAGCAGGCGCTGTCCCTCGGCAGAGCAAGAGCCGGGGCGGCAGGGAGTATTGTCCAGCAGCAGCAGGCGGCCATGCAGGAGAGCGCACGGCAGAAGGCACTGCTGAGCACGGACTACAACAACCGGGTTCAGCAGGCGATTGCCACCCGTGACTATCAAAAGGCGGCGGCACTGCTGGACGACTACAACAGCCAGAACGACTGGCTGGACAAGAACGCGGAGGCAATGGCGGCCTTCGGAAACTTCACAGGATACGAACAGCTCTACGGCCCGGATCAGGCGAAGTCCATGCAGTGGTTCTGGATCGGGTCGAACCCGGAGCTGGCTTACAACACCGGTGTGATCGACGCAAAGCAGTATACAGAGCTTACCGGGCGAAACGCTCCCGGCGCCAGCTACGGCGGCGGAGGCGGCGGCGACTGGTGGGACGTCTACTCAACCGGAGCCGCGCCGTACAGATCCAGCGACTATGGCTACAGCGGCGGCGGCGGAACAAGAGGAACAAGCGGCGGCGGCTGATAATCGGGAGGCAGTAAATGGCTTACAAAAGAGATGACAACGGCGGGCAGGTGGCGCCGAGCACAGCACCTTCCGGGGGAAGCTCCGGCGGTGTCGGAGAAAGCAGCTCTCTGTCTTCAGGCGGAAGCAAAGCAGCAGTAAAGGCGTCATCTTCCGGCGCTGGGAAAAGCTATTCAGGCGGAAAAACCAGCGCGAAAGCAAGTTCGTCCGGCCAGGGCAAGACATATTCCGGCAGATCGGGCGGGAGCAGCGGCAGCTCCGTGGGAAGCAGGGGAGAATCTACGCTTTCCAAATCCGTGTCATCCGGCCTCCGCGCCAAGAAGGGAACGAAGGCCAGCTTCGGCACAACCACGTCTCCTGCATGGGTCGGAAGAAATCCATATCAGTGGGGGAATACGACGAGCATTGTCAACCACTGGGACGACACGAACCCGGAGCGGCAGGCCAAACTGAACTCTCTTGGATTCGCAGCGGATGACCCGGACAGGACGTTTCACTTCTATGAACCGGACAAGGGATCGCCGAAGAGCTATCTTGAACAGGCGGACAAGCTGAGTTCGGACCGCAACTATTTCCAGGCGGGGAACTTCTGGAACACCATCAACGGACAGTATGCCAGCGAGGAAGACCGCGTTTCCGATGCCATGGAATGGATGAAGGACGCGCAGATTTACGGCAACTGGGCCAAGGAGCACGGCCTCACCTATACCGACGAAAACGGCGAAGAGCGGAGCATGGAAGAGGTTTGGAAAGAAATCTGGTCCTACGCCAATGACATTGCGGGCGGAATCGGCGACAGCGAGAGCACCAGGACGGAAAAGGAAATCCGGGCGTATCTCGGCGGCGAGGCGCACGACAGCGAGACCACGAAGCGGCTCCTGGAACAGGCGAAGCAGTTTTCCGACGAGGCGGAGAGCGACGAGGACATCATGTTCTGGACGAACATGGAGATGTCTTTGAGCGACCAGCTGAGAGCCGACGAAAAGCAGGAGAAGCGGGACAGCAGTTTTTTCGGGAAGGCCGAGGATTTTTTCGCGGCTCCCGAAAGAAAGCAGGTTGAATATACGCCGGAGGAGACGGCAGACCGCGACCGCTTGCAGGCAGAATATGACGAAGCAGTCCGACGGCGGCAGGAAGCAGAAGTCAACGTCACCGACCCGTGGGACTATACGCTTTTTGTCCAGCCGCTGAAAGACAGGGAGGATCAGCTCGAAGCCCAACTGAAAGATATGAACCGCGCCCACGGACAAAAGACCTATGAAGGCCTGGAAGACGCCGCACAGGCACGGGACATTTTTGAAGGCTGGTACGGTGGGCGAATCGGGAATATTGCTGCCGACGCAGGTGCAATGCTCGGCGGCCTTGGCGCAAACTTTCACGGCATGGGCTATGTGGACGAAACGCACAGGGAACTTACCATGCAGTTTCAGCAGGCTCAGGCAAAGGCTCTGGCGACGCTTGATCCGGAAGACCGCGCCGAGGCAGACCGCCTCGAAGCGGAACTTCAGCAGTATGAAGAAGAGCATGTAGAAGACAATGCTTTGGAACGGGCGGGGGGGACGCTGATCCGCGGCGCTCAGGATGTCGTCGAAACCGCAGGCGCACAGACACAGGAAGCCCTGGAAGATATGAGCGACGCAGGAAAGATGGCTGTGCAGATCGGCATGGTCGGAGCGGATGTCGTTCTTGATATGGTTGAGAACTTTGCCGTGCCGATTCCGTCAAAGGTTATTCCGGGCGCAGGCGCAGTTAACATGTATGCCAGAGCAGGCGGAGCGAACGCCCTTGACAAGCTCGATGCAGAAGGCGGAAACACCAACGACTATGACCGCACGGCGATTGCCTCCGTAGTCGGGAAGCTGTCCGCGTTTCTCAGCGAAAAGACATTCGGCTCACTCGAATCAGCTTACGGCGGGAGCTTCTTCGGGGACCTCACGGACAAGCTGATTTCAAAATGCAGTCCCTTTGTGCAGCGCGGGCTCAAGGCAGTTCTGAACACCGAGGGAGGAGAGGAAGGCTTTGAAAACTTCCTGAACTATCTCGGGGATACCATGCTCGACCTGAACCCAAACGCAGACCTCGATACACAGCGGCTGCAGCAGGACATGGCTGTCGGATATGGATTTGGCGTGATTTTCAATCTGCTGACACACGGCGTTTCCATTTCTCCGAACCAGATGAAATCCATTGCTGCAGAATCCGGGGAGGCAGGTGTGGCAATGGCAGCCGGGACTCCATACAGCGAGATTGCGGATATCGCGAGGGAAACCGCGAAAAAAGATGTCACCATGAAGCCGCAGCCAGAAGCGGACACGGAAGGCAAAGCGCCACCTGCGGACCTTCAGGCGGCGGCAGCGGCGGGAACCAACGCGGCATGGAATCAGGAGGCGGCGGCTTCCCAGACGGCGGCGATTGAGGGCCAGAATCAGAACGTCACCCCGGCTCCGGAAAATGTAAACAATCAGGATACAAGTGTATCTTCTCAGGTTACACCGGAACAGGCAGCCGAGATGGCCCAGAGCCAGACGGCGGCGCTGGAAGG